AGATTAAACGAAGATAGTTTTCAAAGTGTTCTAGTTTTCTTTCTTCGGTAAGTCTTCTACCAATCACATCTCTTTCAATCACTTGCTTGATGTTCTGTGCAATCCATTCTTGCTTTTTGCTATCATACAACCAACTTACTCCTTCATATATCCCCTCTACAAATGCAGATGGTGCAGATGGGTCGTGAACAATATCCGCAGCAGTAGAAAGCATAAAGTCTTCACTTACTCTATTGAAACCCTCATTTGTAGGAACTAAAGAACCAACTCCACGAGAAGAAACTCCAAGTTTGACTCCTTCTTCATAAAGTCCAGCAGCAATCTTACCTAAAGGTAATGTAGTTAAAATCTTAGCTTTTCCAATAAAATTATTTCCATTTTCCTTCAATGAAATAATCTTATGTGAAACTCTATCTAAGTTGATGGTGGGAGTTGGTGAGTGCCCAAGTTCTCCAACAGCTCTACCTTTACTCAAATAATTCTCAACATAAGTATTTACTCCTCTTCTCAGAGTGTTCATTGGATAGATTCTTTTGTTTCTATTGCAGACATCTCCCTGAAGAAATACTCCTTCAATATAAAGATTCTTCTTACCGTTAACCTCCTCAACGATAACTTTTACATTTTCAGCTTCTTCTGTGATGAGTTTCATTTTTATGAATACGAGTTTACTTGAATTTCTGTGATATGAATCCGACTGGCTCCAGACCCAGCATTATATGCAGCTACACGAGTAACTTTCCTCAATTCACCATTAGGAGTAGTAATGATACCTACAAAAGCGGAGGTATTCCAATTCAATGTAAGTCTTGTATTCATAAAACTATCATAAGACATTCTCTCATCTACTGTTGCAACAGTAGCAAATGTAGTGTTTAGTCCAGCAGGAGAAGCACCAGTAAGAGCAACAGAGTCACCAACATTAAATCCATTTCCAGTTCCTTCTGGAAAAATTACAGTTGTAGTTGCTCCAGTAAGAATTCCCACAAAATTCTTAGAACCCCACTCTTGCTTTAGAACAACATCTGTTCCACCAGGAACCCACAAACTGGTTGTTGAGTTAACTCCTGGATTTGCTCCTACTTCAATGTATGTGTGTTGAGTAGGTGCAATTCTCAAATATCCAGTTTTCATTGCAATAGGAACAGAAGTAGACACTCCATCCACAGTGGGAACATCTACAGCCGTAACATTTTGAACTATTTTAAACGCCATTATAATATAACACTATATGAGTTATTTATGAAAGTTCTAATCACTCAGAATCTTCGTCATCTGAGCTAAATACTGAATTTGCAACATAAGGTTGTAGTTCAGAAATTGTATTTGCAGCTTTGGTATAAAGAATTTCCTTAATTTTATCACTAATATCTGATGGATTTCCATCAGTTGCAATCATCGTTACTAGGTCTTCCATAATTTTTAAATATTGTTTCAGTATTATTTAGATTTCTCCAGGTTCTATGTTTGCAGTAGATACTCCAGGCTCTTTTACTGGCTTACCTAAAGTATCTACATTTCCAGGAGGAGCACCTTCTGGAGGAACATCCATTTGTTGAGCCAGCATATCTGCGGGATTCATAATGAGCCCAGCTTCAATTTCATCTTTAATCTGCTTATCAATTTGAACAACTTCGTCATCAGTTTGCTGTAGAATATTTTGTCTAATATATTTAATTGAAAAATACTTACCTAGATATGGGTCCATTGCAGCAACAACACCCAATTTATCATTCATAATTTCATTCTTCTTCAATTCAGAAAAATGATTATCATAAAGATAGTCAAATTGTATATGGTCAGATAACGATGACCAATCTTCTGTACTTACGACATTCTTAAGAATAAGTTGAGTTTTCAGCATATCTAAGAACATATATGAAAATCTCTTACGCAATCTTCCTACAAATCGTGTAAATTTTAATTCATCTCGTAGAATTTCAGAAGACCTACCTAAGTTGAATCCACCACCCGCATCTAATCTTGTGGACGGAACTCCTAGAGACTTATAAAGTTTCTTTTGAAAATATTCAATGTCCGCAAGTTCTCCAAGATTCTGTCCACCAGGAAGAGTACCTACTTCTGTTCCTCTACCACCTTCTCTTCGGGGAAGCCAATAATCTTCCATCATCGCCATATATTTCTTGTCGTCTTTAATTTCTCCAGTATCTGCATTATAGACCAATCTATTGCGATATCTGTTCATTACATCTCGCATATATTGTTCTGCCTTTATCTTAGGTAGATTTCCAACGTCAATATAGAAAAGTCTCTTTTCACTCGCACGAGAAAGACGATAGATTACAATGCTATCCTCAATCATTCTTAGTTGATTTAGAGATTTAATTGCCTTATGAAGATAGGATAGGACTGTCTGCTTATTTCTATCCACAAGCCCAGAAGTTACCGAAACTACGCTATCATTGGTCAATTTGATTGAATTCTTTTCGGAAGTGAAGCTTGTCCGAATTGCAGAATTACCTAGAGACGATGAGTTTGCATTGGGGTCGTACTGATAAAATTCCTCAATCTCTGGATTCAGAATTGCACTATTGAGGTCTTCTTGAGTAATGCGAATATTTTGTGACTTCTCTTTTTTTATTCTTCTGATGTACTTAATTTTAAGTGGGTCTATGTATCGCAGCTCTTTAATTCCCTCGGACGGGGCAGCTAAGTCAATCACTTTATGATAATATAGTTTTCCATCTACATACCAATTTCGGAAGATTTCATGAGCCTTCTTATCAAAGTCCATAATTTCTTTGATATATTTAAATTCCTGACGAATTCTATCCTTCAGTTTATCCGTAGCAGGAAGATTTGTTAAGTCAATTTGAACAGGACTATCATTTAAATCTGATACAATAGCCTCATTTACAATGTCTTCTATTGCACTGTCGCATTCTGGATGAAGCGACATTTCTCTATATCTTTGTATTAAATCTGCTTCTGTTTTATATACGCCATCAATGTCTACATACTGTCCGTGAAATCCACTACCTACAAAATAATCAGATTGGTCCTCATTATTCTTTGGAACTGGAGATAATATCTTACTCTTTTTATTATTATCTCCAGATGAATCAATCTGAAATCCAAATAATTTAGCCATTCACAAACTCAAAGTTAACTCAGTTTATTTAGGTAGTTTCCGAAGTTCCCAGCATACTTGTAGAAGAATTCTCTTCAAATGTATCCCACCACTGATATTGTAGAGTTACTTGGAATTCTTGAATCTGGTCTGTGCTATCATAAGATAAGTCAATAGGACTAATATCAGATGGGAAGCAACCATAGAATTTATAGGTCTTCAATACAGGCATATTTGCCGAAGTTGAAGGTAGAGATGCACCAGTTGCACCACCCTGATTTACAACTCCTCTTCCAAGTTGATACACCAACATTTCTCTTTGATATGCAGCAGGAGTAATAACGCCAGCATTATCGTCGTGACGATTCATGAAGTTGCTCCACTTCTCAAATGCATTACGAATCTTGAAATTGGTATCGTTAATAACTGTAATAGTCCAAGGTTCAAAGGTTCTATCTCCAGCAACTTTCAGAGTTCTTCCACGAAATGGAACTCCGATTGAAGAAATGGTAGAACCAGGAATTTGTGAACCCTTAACCATAATTCTAAAATCTAGGTCAGGTGTAATACCAATTTCTGGGAAATTGAGTACACATTCAAACAGATTCGCTCTTGCTCCACCACCAACTAACCTAGCTTTAAAGTCGTTGATAGTTCTCTCTGAGTACTGGGGTAAATTTGATGTTGCTTCGTTAGCCATTGGTTATTCCTCTAGTAAATTAAACGCTTCCTACAACTTCGGAGAATGAAACTCCTGTTTTTGTAGCCACAAAAGTCAGTCCTACAAAATTGATAGACCTGTTTGGTTTGATATAAATATCAGCCTTGAATTCATTTGCATCAATCACATCAGGAGTGTTGTTTGACTCATCACATACCAATATAAATTCTGAAATTCCACGTTTTGCTCTTACATCTCTTAGATAAGGCTCAACAATATTAATGAAGTTAGTTCTTGTGATAGAATCGTTAAATTCAAATAACTGGGCTCTGGCAGCCTGCTCAATAGATTGTTCTAAAGTTAAGAATAACATTCTCACGTTGATTCTATCAAAGGCTGATGGGTATGCTAGACCTGTCTTATCTCCAAAAAGAATATATCCAGAACCTGCAGAAGAGATGATAGGATTGATTCTGTTTGAATATAGTGAATCTCTTTGAGTTTTTGTTGGATTGTAAGCTAGTTTGATGATATTGTTGATAGTTCCTCTGGTGCTTCCAGCAGGAGAATACCAAGGATAGCTGTTTATAGAAGTTCTTACAATTGCTCCTGCAACATCAGAATTACAAGGAATATATACAAACTTGCTATTGAAACGGTCTAGAGTATACTTATATCCACTATCAAAGATTACATAAGAAGAAGATTTGATAGGAGAGAAGAACTGTAGAATGGCGTTTGTTTGAGTAGTACTATTATTACTTCCCACTACACTAGACTTGTATGGAGAAACAACAGCAATACAGTCTTTTCTAGACTCTGCAATGTTGATAAGTTCATTTGCCTTTGCTTGAGCATCATAAATTGTTGGTCCACCAGATGGTCCACCCAAAATAAAGTTAATAGAACTTGCTTCTACATTTAGAAAGAGTCTATATGACGTAATAATATCTTGTGTACTGACTGAGTATCCACCAAGGAAATTCACTCCGCTATAATCTGTTCCTCCAACTAAGTTATAAAGTCGTGAGCCGATTACGTTGTAGGATTTATCTTGAACCGCAGTTCCCCAAGGACTTGAAGTTAGACTATAAGTATTTCCACTCAGTTGAGTGATATCTGAAACTCTTCCTGCTTCTGGGAATCCAACAAAGACATAGTTTGAATTCTGATTTACAAATTCTTTATAGTAGATGGGTTGAGATGGTGAAATTCGGGCATCAATACCTTTGGATAGTCCAGTGAATTTTTCAAGAACGTTTCCAGATACTCCACTAATTACACCAGTATCATCTACAACTACAACGTGAACCTCATCACTCTTTGCATTTCTTTCTAGAGCATATTGAGAAGTTCCAGGCTTTGGTGCAATGGATTTCCAATAGATAATTCCATTCTTGAGTGATATAACTTGATTATCATACCAGTCTTGAATAGCTCCAGAACTTACAGTGGTGACTACAGTTCCTGCAGTTCCAGTAACAGTCAGTGCAGTAGTGGTGGGTGCAACTAAAGAGGATACCACAGAGCTGTAGTTGTAGTTAATATCAACTTCTTGACCAGCACTTGGAACTCTGCTGATAACTTTAATATCAAAGGAACTATTACCAATACCCGTAATTAGTCCTCTGACGTAGCCAGTGAATGTGCCCACAGTACCATCAGCTTGTAGGTATTGTGTAGCAGTTTTGGTTTGTGTGACCGCAAGACCTACCTGAATACCACTTGTGGAAATTCCAGTTACAGTTTGGTCTGCTGCAGCATCAATTACACAAACTTTCAGGTCATTTGCCCAGGAACCAGGATTTCTTGCAGAAAATACCCAATCCACATCATTGATACGATTGCTTTGATAATCTTCGTATGAAGTGATTTTTAACGAAATGGAAGTATTTGCAATTGTAACATTAGAGTTAATCAGTGCAGAAGGATTTCCAGTAACATCGCTTCTTACAACATTCAGTGCTCCACCATAAGATAGGTAGTTAGATGCAGACAACCAGTATTCATATTGGTCTTCTGATGTTTGTGGTTTTCCAAAAATATCTAATAATTCTTGTTCTGACTGAATGATGGTTGGAACATTTACTGGACCCTTCTGAAATGGACCGACAATGGCTCCAACATTCTGTCTACTTGAAACAATATTTCCTCGTGTTAAATCAACCTCTCTTATATTCACACCAGGAGATACCAAATTGATAGCCATATGTTTTCCTCTGAACCAAAGTCTCATTTCCTAGTAGTATTTAGGAAAATTGATTTTTATCAGACCAGTTGTGTTAAATTATACAAAAATTTATCCCATATAAAATTCGGACGAAACATCTCCATACTCATCTAAATTCCATACTTCCATCGGCATATTTTCTGTATTCGCCATCATCCAAACATCTCCAGTTTCTTTTTCAACTGTAATTTCATCATCATTCTCTAATCCAGTATTAATAAATCCAAATGGAGCCATATCTTGTTCAATCTGCTCCTTCTGTTCAAGATACATTCTCTTACGAATGTCATTGTTGGTAATTTCTTTGAAGTATTCCTGAACAACTAACCAAGAGAAAATTACGATACACATACAAAGGTCATCATTCGTTCCAATTTCAGCTTGATATGAATTATTTTTGGATATGAATGTAGTTAACTCACTAATAATATCAAAGTCTTCAATGATAAGTTTATTGTCCTCAATGATGGTTTTCATATTAGAACAACCCACTCTCTTTACTTGCTTGGACATTTTGATTCCTAACTGTGAGGTCTTACCCGAAAATCCTTGTCCAACTAATTGTCCAGCTCTACCTCTCATAGAACACATTAGAAGATTTTCATACTCAAGTTCATATTGTAAGTCTTTGGCTACTTGGTCTCCTACACTTGCGATTTCAATGAGAACATAAGCTTTGTTATATGAATTTGCTACCTTATAAATGATATCTGGAAGAAGTAGTGGCTTAAGTTCATTATTTTTATACTTTGCAACAATCTTGTATGGAATATTTGTGATGTCGTATATGATGAATGCGTGATAATCCTTACCCGTTCCTTCTGAAACGTCCACAGTCATAATGTAATTGTGTTCCTCTATAGGAGGTTCATACACATCAAGTCCTTCAGACCGAGTAATTGGGTCGTTGTATATTAGGTTTTGTAGTTTTGATGAGGTAATGAGCGTATCAACAGAACCTAGGAAACTACAGTTGTGTGATACTATATTGTTAGAATAATAAAGATGGTCTTCTCCAGAGTTGACAATATCAAATAATTCTACTTCTTTCTTAATGGTTCGGTATGATTTGAGAAATGTTCCACCATTCTTGGTAAAAACTTCTGTTGTCTTATTTAAATTCTTAGCTTTGACAATACCATCTATTGTAGAGAGTGGATGGTCCAAAGAGCACTTGAGTTCATTTCCGTCTTCAAATATTAAATGAATATATTTGTTCTTCTTAATCTTATTGACGCCCAGAAAAGATTGAAATCCATTTGGAGTTGAGATTTTAATCTTTTTATGATTTAATACTATGGTTTCTGGAAGCTTCATTCAGTTAGGAACTTTATACATCTATTTAATGTTTCTTGTTTATATGAGTTCTGGTCTTAAATCCATATTTTTCTGCTATTTGTTGATGAGTCATATTTAGATTATGATAATCAAATTCAATCTGTTCCTTGGTTGGATAGTTCATTATAAAGTTCACCTATGGTGGTTTCAACTACAATACCATTAACCATTATATTTATCAAGGTTTCAGGTAGGAACGATTCAAATTCCTGATTCCATTGCTCTAAGCTCGTATTTGCGATACTTTGCTGCTTAAATTTCTCGTCTCTACCTGGAACCTCACTCCAATGAACCTCAGTTGGAACATATTCATTCTTACCACGTATGGCGTCATTCCAAAATCTATAAAAGGTATTCATTCCTTTAGGGGTTTGGTGGCCTAAAAAGTTGTTGTATAATACCGAGTGCGCCCAAGAATCATCAGCAATATCGGGTAGAGAAACATCAAAAACTTCATTCTCACTTAATTTAATATCTTTAATTTCTAACCAAATCATATTTTCGTTCACATTATCATCAAAGAATCTTTTAATATTTTCATTAGAGCATAACTCTTCTTTATTTTCTAATAGAAGTTGTCTAGAATAATTTTTAAATTCCTTATGCCTTCTTCCCAATGAAGGCATTCCATTTTCAGCTAGAATTACTGCAGAATTTGGAATAATATCGGTTCTACTTCCAACTCTAGTTGAAGCTTTCAATAGATTGATTCTTTCTAATTTTCTTGGTAGAGAGAACCCAATTTGAGAGAAATATTCAAATGCATATTTACCGACTATTTCAATATCAAAATGAGTTGAACTAACTTTAACTCTTTCTGAAGGTCCAGAAGTAGCTATATAAATGCTACCTAGTATGCCCATATTAGCTAATAATAATTGAACTTGACGAATTAACTCTCTTGAAGTTGAAGTATATTTAACTCTTCCTTTATTATCAATACCTCCATCACCATCAAACATCCCTCTTAATAGAGCTGTAATGTTAGATTTAGACCAGGACAACACTTTATCTGGCAGTGTTTTTACTCCAGCTTTATTTGTAATATCAAATCCTAGTTCTTTAAGAAAATCTACAAGTTGCTTTGAATTGATGACATAATGTACATCATCAATCTTTTTATATGGAACATTTAGAGTATTCAAACAATATGAAATATCGTCACCACAACTGATTACAATTTGTCCACCAGTAATATTGTGAGTATTCTTGGATACACAGTCTCGCGCATATCCCTCTGCAACATAAAGCCCGACAAAATATGCAATGTCTTCAGTTATATAATCACAACAAAATGTGTCAATACATTTTCCCTGTTCTGGATGAAATCCGATGTAATCTTCATTTCCAAAAACTTGATGATTATATTTTATGGCTAAATAATCGCCTACTTTTAGATGTTTACTCTCTACGTAATTATACTCATTGTTGTGAAACGCCCAAAGTTTATGAGTTTGAGAGCATTCTAATGTTTCATACCGAGTGGTTATAATATTTGTAGAAGAAGCTTGATGATTAACAATAATATCACTGGTATAGAACTTATTCTTACCCATTACAGTATACTCTGGAACTTGATAAGCACCTGTTTTGGAGATATCAATAAGCCTCTCAATTTTTCTGTATCCTTTATTTGTAAGAAGATAGGTATCTTTTGATACACAAGAAACCATAATTACCTTGGTGTACTTACCAGAAGTAATCGTAGGATATACAGAACTAAAAAACTCGTCTGCAATTTGATTCGGAATGAACGCAAATTCGTCCAGGAAGATTACATTATATGAACCTCCTCGGACGGCAGAACCAGAAGTAGAAGATGCAATAATTTTTGAACCATTGTCCAGTTCTAGAGAAGCCTTATTCCAAATCTTAACTCCATGTTGCATCCATTTGGGTAGATTCTCATAGGCAAGCTTTAGTCTACCTAAAATATCTTTTGCAGTTTGAGCTTTGTTAGCTAGAATGGCGACATTAACATTATCATTGAATATGATATAGTGAAGTAGATATGAGATAGCTGTAGTCGTATTATGAGTAGGAATGAATGTTCTTCCACATAGAAATAAGTGAGTTTCACTATCTACTTGAATACACGCTACAGGAACACTCTCCACTTTTTCTATATTTTGTATATAATGTCTGGTATTCTGTGGCCTACTTTTTCTCTCAAAATTTATTAAATTTAATTTTCTTGGAAGATTGAAAATACACTCCTTACTAGCAAATCTGATGGTATAGTACCAACATTGATTAATGAGTCTTCTACTTACTCTAGACTTTATTCCTAATGTAGCTAATAGTTCAACAACCTGAAGAATAAGCTCATAATTTTTTTGATAAAATTCAAATGATTGAGTTTTTGTAATTGACCCATCAGAATCCATCAGTCCTCTCAACAATTCCAATCTCTGGTCTACTGATGCTCGTAGATATTCTTGAGGAATATGTTTATTTTTCAATAAACTATTTTCTTCCAATTCTTTATTTAACCCACGACACTTGAACCGAATACAATTCTTATAGACTGTCTCCTGTTCAACATCAATTTTAGTTTTATAAAATTCATAATCATCTTTATGGGCAACGATTCTCCCCTCGTGAGACGAACCATCACCTAACCAAAGACCAAGAAGATATGGGTCTATTGGTAAATCTTTGGGAGTTCCGACCATTGGTTTGGAGCATTCAATATAAAATGCGCCAGCCACACCTTTTCCTCTTTTGTTGTTGGCTTTTTCAGAGTATCTTAAATACATTTCATTTGTATTGATAACTCTCTTTCCAGCAGTCCAATAAGAACTATTTACTTCCCACAGATGTTCTGCATCGGCAATAATTTCTTCACCATTATCAAAGTATATTTTATAACATTGATGATTTAACATCGTTTCTGTTTTAAATGTTACAGAAACTGGATTCCCATTTGGAGCAAGTACCCTATCTCCGACCTGGATATCCCCAATTGTAGTCCATCCTTCAGGAGTTGGTATTGGAGTATCTAACGATAATGGCTTACCAACCTGGCGTGGTAATTTACAAATATTGAATCTATGTTGATGAAACTTCTTAATGAGTTTCTCTTGAAACTTATATAATTTAAATGGAATGAGACCTTCATCAAGGCTCACAATTTTAATA